GCTGTATCTGCATTACCAGTAACATCTCCAGTAACAGCACCATAAAACCTAGTTGCTTGCAAGTCTAAAAGCGTACCAAATGAAACCGTGCTGGAAGAACCAATAGAAGTTGTTTCTGAAAATTTTACCCTATCAGCACCTTCATCCCAACCAATAAATACATTAGCTGAACCACCTCTTTCAATAATAATACCTGAGTCAGCTTCTGCAGCAGGAGTTCCTGTTGCTCCGTGAGAAAGCTCTATCAATTTATCTTTTACAGTAATATTATCGGTGTCTACCGTAGTAGTAGTTCCTGTTACATTTAGATTAGGTGTTACAAGAGTACCAGAACTTGGATTATAAGTTAATGCACTGGTATCATCTAATAAAGCATTAGATTCATTGTGAAACACTACAGGAAAATTAGTATTTGCTGTACTGTCTGATACTGTAACAGTAGATGCTAATGTTGCTGACCCTGCTGTTAAATTTGCAGCCGTACCTGTTACATTAGTCATAACACCACTTGCTGGTGTTCCTAATGCTGGAGCTATTAAAGTTTTATTAGTAAGTGTTTGTGTGCCTGTAAGAGTTACTACTGTAGAGTCTATATTTAAAGTTACTGGGCCAGATACTCCGCCTCCAGTAAGTCCAGTTCCAGCAGTTACAGATGTTATATCTCCAGCTGCAGAGCTAGTGGATGCGCTTGAAACAGAAGTTTCTTCTTGTTTTTTTGTTCCTTGTTCTACATAAACAGTTTCATATACAACACCATTTCTTTTTTCTTGCTTGACTAGATTGCCTTTTTCTAAGAAAGATATTGTTTCTCCTTCTCTTATGGTAGTCCTGGATGGTCTTACCTTAAAGAAAGAGTCAATGTTATTTACATTGTGCTTTCCTGAACCTGGCATTATGACGCTCTCTTGTATTTTTCTCTGTATTCTATTGTAATATCGTTGATTTCTATTTTACCATCGCTAGTAAATTCTAATGCTATAGACTCACAATCTGCTCCAATAGTAAAAGCATTTACTTCATACTGAAGATTATTTATAGTAGCATTTGCTGTATTACCAAAAGATGTACTTCCGTCGGTTGCATATTTCATAGTTAAAGTTGTTCCAGCTTCTGCATCTCTAGATGTTACATAAACTTTATATACCTTTTTAATTTTACCAGGTCTATCAAAGTCTATATCTTTTGTTTTTAAATCTATTTGATTAGTACCTAAGTCGCCAGACAATAAACTAATAGCCTTGTTATTACCAGAGCTTGCATATTCTATAAAATATAATCCGTCTGATGTTTGTATAAAGTTAGACATACCATTTACCATAGACTGAGTAACAGACCAGCTCTTTGTTTGAAAATCATATATAAGGAAATCGTCTGTTGCAGAAGTATCTTGACATACAGCTAGTTGTTTGTATTTAGAGTTATATCCTATTGTAGGTCTAGAACCAGCGTTAGTTCTAAACGTCTTATCATCTAAAAACAAAGACAACTCTACTGGTTGTGAACTTCCATCGAAGATATAAACTCCATCATCATTTACCCAACATATACCTAAAGGAGTCTTACACACAGACTCTTGTGTCCTACAACCTACTCCTTCATATTCTGCTTCTAGATACCAACCAGCATCTGAAGTGCTTGAAACATTTATTACATATAGCTTTTTCTGCTTAAATGCTAAAACTCTATTTCCAAGACTATGTAAAGCAGTGAAAGAATCTCCATCGCTAATACCTATATCTAAGAAATAAGAATCTGGAAATGTTGCAAATCTATTTACTGGACTATAGTATATTCTATCGTCGTATACAACATCGTCTTTTCTAACATTTGCAATCCACGCTCTTCTAGAGCAAACTGCAGCTGCTTTGTATCCGCCTTTAGTTCCTAAGCTAACACTCTTTTCTTCTTGAGCGTAACCATTTATACTTTCGTATGTATCTAAAGCTGGACTTAAAATTCTTAAAGGGTTAGCCAAGTCTGCTACAGCTCCAACTGAGTTGTACCCAGATGCGGCATCCCATGGCTCAAATTCTTCGAACAAGTTTCTTCTTGCTCCTCTTTCATAATCAACATCTAAAAATAAAATATACCTATCATTAGAGTCTTTAATTCTTGTATATATTCTTACTCCCTTTTCTGCTGCTCTTGATGTAGGGAAGGTAGATTCTGTATTAAATTTAATATCTACGTCTTCAAAAAATTGACCATCAGCAATCGTTGCTGAGTCTAAAGCAGTTGAAAAAACATGTGGCAAAGTTTCATTTCCACCGTAATCTACAATACTATAACTAAATTCATATATACCTTCTGGCCAGCCTCCTGTACCTACAGGTTCTTCACTAGAGTCTTCTAATACATCTCCTATAGAATGTTCTCCTGGTGTTGTTCCAAAAGCTCCTCTATCTACTGGTATTAACAAGCTTGTTGTTCCAGCTGGAGCATAATTAACTCTCATAATTTCATTACCTAAATATATGTATGTACCAACAGGAAATAAACTTGATATATTAGCAGTACCTGAGTCGGTAGAAGCAGTTATTTGTGTGCTGTTAATTTCTACAGCTACTGTAAGTTTTACATCTTCTTCGTCTCCTTGAAAAGCATTTAAGCTACTTTGTGTTGGATTAGAGTTAAATCCTAATCTAAATTCTCCAGTGTCGCTAGGAGTTGTTATAGTAACTCCAGATTCATTTTGTATTGCTTCAAATATAGCATCTGTAGTTGCAACAGGTCCAGAATCTCCTGATACCCATATTGCACTTACTTGCTCACTAAACCTTTCTTTGTTTACTAGCTGTATAGACTTTTGTGTAAATGAACCACTAGCATTAACCCTATCTTTATCTGATATATATAGAACTCCATCAATATAATAGTATACTGGCTCAAAGTTAGTATCGCTTATAGCAAATGCATTTGTTGTATCAGCATCATAAAAATCTCCAGTGGTATCGTAGTCTCTATACATAAACTCAATATTAGCACCATCTGGATATGCTATAATTTGTCTAGCTGTATCTCCTGGTGCAGCACTATTTATATCAAATTCATGATTATATATAAAAGCACCATTACCATAATTAGATGTTACATCTTTAGATATGGTGCCGTTAGTTTTATCGTCTGCGTCTTTACTTGATTGTATTAATCCAGGATTAGACAATATAACGTTTGTTGACAATTGGAGTTGATTAAACGCAATATCCCTAGGAGAGGACTTGGTATTAAGTCCTCCGCTAAAGTCATTTAATGTTAGCATTTGTTTAGGCACTTAGCACCCGCATCCACATTCGCAGTTCATATATCTCTCCTATTTTTTATTTAGAGTTTTTTTAACTTCTGCCCATAACTTATCATCTAGTTTGTTAGATGATTTAGTTACAAGCCAATCTCCTAGGTGCATAATGATAGCTTTGATAAGCTTCTCTGTACCTAAACTTGTAAGAACTTTACCTAATATTGGTCCCATGATTCCTCCTATTAATTAGCATTTCCATCTTCTACGTGCTTGTCTTATTCTAGAATTAGGATTATTCCTAGTTTTAGCAGAACTTCTTTTCAGTTGTCCTAAAGACCTTGCACAATAAGACTTTCTTCTTTTAGCTGCCTTGCTACCTTTCTTTACTTTTCCAGTAACAGCAGTTTTTAACTTACTACCAGGGTTTGCTTTTCTATAAGCTTTAACACCCTTTTTTGTCATTCCAGCACCTTTTTTAGTAGGTCTGTAGTTGGCATTCTTGCCTTTTGTAGTTCTTCTTATAGCCTTTGCTTTCTTTCTTGGCATTATTTCTTTATCTCTTTTCTAATTGAATTTAGTATTTCATCTTCTCTAAATTTCATAGATAAATCAGCTTCAAATCTTTTTACTTCTTTTCCATACTCAAAAATAATAATAGTAGGAACTACTTTAATACCCCATTCTTTTTGTATAACTGCACCTATGTTTTTATTAGATATGTCTACATATCCAGTATAGCAGTTTTCTATTTTTTCTAATGGTATTTTGTTTGCCCAATTCCAAGAAGCATTCACTTCTATAACTGCGCAAAACTCGTTTTTCGTTAATTGAATATCTTCAAAGCTATTTAAGTTGACTGATTGTGAGTGCAGCCAAGATAGCGACGAGAATAAAATTAATACCAAGAATGATATAAATTTGTTGTTCATCTGTAAACCTCATTAATTATTATTCATTTTCAGTAGAGTATCATTAATACTTCGTGTATCTTCTTTAATATCATCTACTTTATCTTCAAGTTTTTCTACTTTTTCTTCAGTATTTAGAATAGAGTTACGAATCATTTGGTCTTTTAAATCATATTCTGTTCTACTGATTGGAGGCTCTGGTAATTGTTTAGCTTCTTCAATCTCAGCTTGCAAATTAAACCATAAACCAACAACCATAAATATTGTAACTGCTATACTGATAAGCGTTTCAATACTCAATGTAAATTTACTATCTTTACTTACTTCCATTGTTGCCCCTTTATCTCATGTCCACTGGAGCTATCGCTCTAGTGCCACCTACTTTATCGTTCTTTTTCATACCGTATCTGCGTACAGCTTCTTTGTAGTTAGCCATACATTGTTGTGCGGACGCCATTTTAATCTGAGCAAGACCTGGGTCTTTTGCTCTAGCTGCTGCGTCCATCAAAGCTTTTGATTTAACATAATCTATTAATGCTGGTTGTAATACGTTGTCAATATCTATTGTACCAGTAATGCTTGTTAGTTTATCTGGTTCTGCATAATAAGATATAATAAGACCATCAGTAATAGTATTTCCAGAGCCTAAGCTTACTGCTTTAAGCTGACCTTTATCAGTTTCGTTTGTTCCTCCGTCTCCTTCTGTGGTAGCAATAGCAAGCCTATCTCCTTCTATCCACCATACAAAAGTATCACTAGGGTCTTTATACGTACTACTTACTGCCGCCATTATACCTCCGTCCAGCTAGTGTTAGATGCTGTATTTGATTCATTGTAGAATTGTTTTATTTCTCCATTTGATAATCTAGGAATCTTAATATATTCTCCATCTGAGTTTAATATCGTACATCTAAATAACTTGTTTACTGTTATTGCTTCATCATCATCTAACGCATACCATAATTGATTATGCTTTAAATCTGTTTTCGCATTCTCTATTTGATTAGTATATCTACCCATATCAATCAATGCTTCGTTAATTAAGTTTAGTACATAGTTCTCTGAAACATCAGGAACTGCTTGTAGTACTCTACTATAAATCTCTTTTGCTGTAAATTCTATTGCTGCCATTATCTACCTTCGTTCATTTCCTCAATTTTTAATTTATCTATGCCTATCAATTGTAATGCTTCTTGAAACTGTGCATTTACCATTTGATATTGTCTTGTATACCAATCATACTCTCTGCTGTCAACTGCAAGTCTAAGATTAACTTCAGTTCCATATCCTTGAACAATATTGATTTTAGATTGTATTTCAGTTGCATAACCTTGAGCAGCTGCTATATAAGAACCAGCAACTGTTCCTTGAGCACTTACTTGACCGAGTCGTGAAGCAACTTCTGCTCCATATGTACTCACTTCATTTGCTCTAGCTTGAGCTTCTGCTAAAAATGAATTACCAGCATTAATTCTTGCTTGAGCCTCTTGGTAATAACTTTGCTGTATTGCGATAGCAGATTGATACTCAGATATTTTTTGTTGTAGATTTTGAGAGTATTCTTGTATTTCTTTATTTATATTGTTTTGATACAAATTTATTTCTTGTAAAAACTTTGCCACCAAGTCATCATTGTTCGCAATAGTTGCTTGCATAGTTTGTGCTGCGTTTTGCAAAGCTAAAGCTTGGTCAGCCGCCTTGTTAGCTAAATCAACCTGAGTTGTTTGAGCAGATTCTTGCTGAGCATCTCTTGCATTTATTTCTGCTTGAGTTATTGCTTTTCTTAGGTCAGAATTATGTTTAGCAAGTTCTGCTTGAACATTTGCTTCATATCTTTGATTTAACTGATTAAATTTATTTAATTCATTTTGTATATCAGATTGATATTCTCCTAATTCATTATTTAATCTACCAAGTTGTAACTGTGCTAATTCTGTGTCTTCATCTGTTTCTAAAAATGTTTCAAATTGTGAAATATCAAAAGTTTGTGTTGGCTTAGTATAGCTAGGAACATCTCCAGATATATCTGCTTTAGCCACAGTATCAACAGTAATTGGACTAACATCAGACGCAGATGCATCTGCATTAGTTGCGGCTGAGTAGCTTACAGTTCCTAAACTTGGAGCGCTAGGAGCAGAAGAAGAAATACTTAAATCAGATATAGACAAAGCACTTACTGCTGCACTTCTAGCTGCTGATATTGGAGAAGTTGCAGTCCCTGTTACTTCTACTGCTACCTCATCATATTCATCATTAGCTAACCCTATTGCAGTATTAATTTTATCTGCTGCTGTTTTCATAGCGGTTAAAGCTGTATCTACATTTGCATCTACATTAATAGCCATTTCTGCTATCTCTGTAACAGCCGCATCTATTTGAGTGTTAATCAAGTCAGCTACTGCTTGAGTTTCATCCATTTCAGTATTTATAGCTGTTAAACCAGTAGTTATATCTGCATTACCATGTTTAGCGTTCATCAATCTCATTAAGGCATTTCTTGAAGCATATAACACTACAGCGTTTGTTGCTTCTTTTGGAAAATTGTCTATTGTAGAATCTGTAGCTGCTATTGTAAAGTCTTCATTAATTTTTACTAGCTTACTATCATTTGAAGATGCACTTGCTGGTAATGTATAAATTCTTTTGTTTTCTAAATAATATGCTGGGTCAGAGCTTGTAGCAAATTCCATATAGTTAGAATCTGAGGCTCTACCAGATTGACTAGCATTTATCTCTCTGCAAGGCATTAGTACATCGCTATTATTTTCGTCTTTTCTTAAAACGTGTAATATTTTAGTATCTTCTATGCCCTGAAAACTTGTAAACTCTTGTATTTCAGACATTCTATCTAATAAAGCCATAGGTAAAACATCAATGATTTCTCTAGCACCAGCAACAAGCCAGTCTGCTATAGCAACATCGTCAGTACTACCAAAGCCTGTCAAATCATCTATTCTTGTTTTAAAATCAGCCATTATCTTCCTTGCCCTCTATACTTTTTTGTATAATTTTTATTACTCAATTTATTTCCGTACTTAGTATTTTTACTAAGACCTTGCCTTGTCTTCTTCTTTCCGTTAGTATGTCTAACTTGCGTTCCAAATGATGGTCTTCTCATTACCCTCTTCTCGCCTTTCTACTTCTTTTAGTAGATTTTTTTCTTGGCATTTTTCATCTTCTTTCCAGTTTTTTTAACATATGCTTTTGCTTTCTTTTTTCCAGCTTCTGTATATGAAAACTTTTTACTACCTACCTTTGGCATTACATTACCCTTATACCTTTCCCACGTGGTGTGGGCTTTGCGTTCTTTTTACTTTCTTGCATTTTTTTAATACCATCGTCCATAGACATATGGTTTATATCAATTAAGTCTTTTCTAATTGCTGTTGCCATAGGGTTTCCCTCTCTGATAACAAAATTAGTATTCCATTTATTTGGAGCTGCTCTTAGCCCGCATGAAGGACAGTTAAACATTCCTTCTGGATTAGGCTCACTACAATGTTGACAGTTAGCCATTATCCTTTATGAACTATAATATATGCAATTCTACCTCTGTCAAGCTCTGTAGCTTGTATATCTACAATAGCTCCTGAGCTATCATCTAAAGTTTCGATATAATCTGTAATTTCTTTAGCTAAAGAACCAGATACAGAATCAGCGTCTGGGCTTAGATTCCCAATAATAATCTTAGTTACTACATTGTAATTTGCCATTTTATCTCCTATTAATTAAAATTCTTTATAGGTTTCGGAGTGAGACTAGCCCACTCCATAGTACCTAATAACTATATTATGATGTGGTTACTGCTCCATCTACAGCTGTCATGCCGTTGACGTACCATTTTGTACCATCACATACGATGTCAAGATGGTCACCTTCATCAGCAGTTGTTCCAAAAATTACATTTGAAACTCCTGTTGCGCCAGCTGAACCTGGTGCATCGTCTGATGTGTCAACTTCTCCTTCGACAACTTTACCAAAAATAATTGCTGAGCCAGCTGCGATAGTGACTGCTGCATTTGGTGAGTCTTCGAAGATAAGTTTGTACTGAGTACCAACTTCTAAAGTTGTAGGAAGTGTGATTTCATATGCACTACCAGCATTAGCAACAACAAAAATCTTGCCGCTATCAGAAACTGCATCTAAAGACTTAGCTGCAGAAATCTTTTCTACTGGTAATAAATATCCACCGTTACCACTATTTTTTTCTAATATACTACCTCTTGCCATTTTATAATCCCTCCACGTTGTATAGAGCGTGACATTCAGGAAGTGTTACTTCTAGACCTGCTTCGGTAAGAATCATGTCTTTTCTCAAGTCTTCATCCGCATTTTGTACGTTTGTCATGATTTGAGTGTCACGATTAATTCCGTTTCCAACTAATGGTCTGTATGCTAATTTAGACATATCAGCCATAAGCATGAAGCCGCTAGCAATTCCTCTAAATAGAGGTTCCTTCACTAAGTACATAGAACCATGTACAGTGTTGATTTCCATTAGATTGTGTCCAAAAGAACCTTGTACGTTGTTCATATTTACTCTGAATGGAGATGATGATTGACCTACAGAAGCATCAATGAAAGCACCGTCGCCCATTTTGTTGAAGAATGTAATTACTGGCAATGAAGCTAATACAAGTCTTTCACTTGAACCGCCTCTTGCTGGGTCAAAGATAACCTCTAAGTCAGCAAGTAATCTATCATAAGTTAATTCAGCCTGAGTTACACTTCTGTAATAAGGCGCACCTGATGAATATGAAAATGCTGAATTGTCAGTTACTGGAGCAACATTTTTTACAATGTGTCCAACAAGACCTTCAGTGTATTGTACTCCGTTAACACGAGCTTTTTGACCGAAAAGCATAGCTCTTTCGATGTCTACTTTGTGTTCACGTAGTTTTTGAGCCCAAATTCTTTCGAACTCATTTGAATAGCCACGGTATCTTGTAGCTATTGCTGTGTTTGTTAATTCACAAGCTGTTTTAAAGATTTGAGTATAACCAAAATCATCTTCTAGTGTATCTGAGAAAGTATCAGGTGAACCTGTTCCTTCTTCAAAAGAAGTACCTACAATTTGTGCTTCATCATTGTCTGATAAAACATTGTAGCCACTAATGCTAGAATTTGATAGTTCAACAATTCTACCTGAGAAGGTAGAGTTTGCTGCTTGAACGTTTGGTGCAGACTCAACTCTAACTAATGCTTGTCCATAACCGTTTGTGTCATCCACAGTTTTTACAGCTATTACCATTCCTTTGGTAATAAACCCTGGTGCAGCACCAGCGCCGTCATCTACAGTAAAATCATAAAGATTTCCTGCAGTTACGCCACTGCCGCCATTTACGTCGGCTGCTAAGCTAAAGTTACGTGCTGTGTAGTTTGTGACAGTTCTATTTTCAAGATATCTGAAAATATTATCGTCAGTAGCTACTTTGGCAACTTGACTTAGATAGACGAAAAAAGGTGACTCCTCTGGCATAAGTTCTGCAACTCTATCAGAGAAATCATACAGCTTTCTTTGGTCTGGAGCCTGTCCGTAACCAGCTGCTGTTGAAGCTGCTGTAATTTGTGATGACTTTAGTTGTCCTTTGTTAAAAGCCATTTTAACTCCTAGTTAGTTTTAGCTATCTTACCTATTCTTCCAGCGCTCATAACTCTATCCCATACTTGGTCTGCTTCAGATTTTTGTGGTTGTTGACCACCTTGAAGCACACCAGCTGGTTTAGGAATTGATTTAGTTTTTCTCACTGTTTCTAGATTTTCACTCTGCTGAACACCTTTGCCTTCATTTTCTTTCCACACCTTAATAAGTGTTTCAATAGGAAGGTTAGCTTTTGGTGTTGTTGCAAATTGTAAAAATCTTTCTGCATCATCTTTTCCAAGATTGTGTTCTGAAACCAATTCTGTTTTTAGGTTATTCATCGCCATCTGACCTTGTAGTTTAGCTAGTTCGTTATCTACTGTTTCGTGTACAAGCTTTTTATCTTGACTTACTCTAAATTTGTAAGATTCAGATTCTGGCTTGTAGTAGGCGTCCCAAGGGTCAAAACTATCTGGGGTTGTACTTCCCTCCGTACGTTTGTCCTCAACTGATTCTCCAGAAAGACTTTTCTCAATGACGTTGACTAACTCTGGTTTTTCAGATAAGACTTGTCTTAACTGAAGTAAATCACTACTATCTTGTTTTAAGTTTTCGTGTTCTGCAACCTTTTTGTCATACATTGATTGAAACTTTTTAGCTTCAACTTCCCAGTCTACAGATTCAGATGCTTCCACACCTTCTTCTACGGTCTCCTCTTGAAATGAAATTTCTTGTTCCACTGTAGATTCGACAATTGGGTCTTGCTGTTCAACCTGTTGTTGTTCTTGTTCTTGTGCCATATTTTTTTTCTCCTAACCCTGATTTAGTCCTAAGACTCTGAACCAGGCTCGTTATTTTGTTCTTCCTCCATAGAAGATTGCATTTGGTCAATAATGTTTCCTAGTTGCATTACCTTTTCTTTTTCTTTAACTTTAGCGGAAGAAGTAATCTCACTTAAGTTAGATTTGAACTTCTCAACTTCTGTTCGTTTTCTAGCAGAAACCTGCTCACGTTCAGATGTTTGTAAGTCACCGCTTAGTTTCTTCACTTGATTTTCAAGCTGTGTAATATACTGTTGCATTTGTGCCATACGCCCTTTTCTCTGAAGGACACCTTCTTTGTCAAAGATTTCAGTTTTCTTTAAAACCTCGACATCATCTACCAGTCCAAGTTTATACGCATCAAGATACATATTGTATTCGGATACCTTGTTGCTAGGCAAAGTTGAACCTGATATAATGCGAATATCATGTTGACCAAGTTGAATATCATTCTGTATGGTTAACAATTCATTTCGCTTATCATCGTACATTCTCATGTTTACTGAAAATTCAGTAATATCATTATTTGGTTGTACAATTCTAAATGTTTTTGCAAATTTATAATGGTCTTTAGCTAAGTTGTAAACAACTTGTCCTACCATAGCTAAACTTGCTTCAATATCTCTTAATTTTGATTTACCTCTTGATTCTCCCATTTCTGATAAAAGCATTGTACCTCTAACAGACTCAGGAGCGCTATCTTTAAATCCTTGTAAAAGCTCAGGTATACCAAAGTTTAAATCTATATATTTTTCTACCCTATCAATTAAATAATAAAACTCACTAGTTAAAGGAGCTGGTTGTGGGTAATGTGGCTCACCAAATTCTGGATTATATTCAATAACCGCATTTGGATTAGCCCAATCTTTTTCTAACTGACTAACACTATCAACACTACCCTCTGGAATTAAAAGTTTTAATCCAGCAGCAGATTGAGCGTGTGACAAGGTTAGAGAAAATAACTTATTTAAAAGTCTTTGTGAATCTTTAACCTTGTTCACATCTGATTTTGGATAGGGAGTATTAGTCCAAATGTTTGTAAATGGAACAATTGGATATATATCAGTGTTTAGAATACGCTCATAAAGTAAAGTATCTCCAATGCTACTGCATTGAGCAATTCTTGTTTGCATAATTTCTTCTATTTCTATAGCACCTCTTTGTACAGCTGCTATTGTTTCTTCGTCTTCTATAATAACATTGTACGTATCAGGGTCTATAATTTTTTCACTTCCATCTAGAGTGTTAAATATTCTATAGAAAGGAACTTTTATTTTGTAAAACCTATCAAGTATTTGATATTTTTGATTTACATTGTAATCTAAGTCTTTTGCTTCAGCTGGAGTTAAAACATTATTACTGTTTTTTAAATTAGATGTTGGATAATCTTCTCCATACAAAGAATTTACTCCAACTTCTATATCATCAATAAACTCTTCCATTTGAGGATATAGGTCTAAAACTTGCTGCCTGGTTAAAAAAGTAGACAATATCATTCCTGATGCATCGTTAAAAAATCTATCTCTTGATGCTGGGTCTACATATACTCTAAAAGGGTCTACGTGCGTATACTTAACTTCACCTCTACCATAGTCTGCTTCAGGGTCTACGTATACATACATATATCCCAGTCCAGTAACAGCATAATCATGAACAACTTGCTTGAAGGTACTATCTCCATTTGAGATATCCCATATATACTCAAGTATTGTTCTCCATACATTAGCTAGTTTGTTATCAGAGTCTTCTCTTGCGATAACAGAAAATTTTGCTGGTCTTGCTGTAAGCAATGATTTTAATTTATCAACAGCAGCATATACTCTGTCAATAACAAAGTCAGCTTGCCCTACCGCTTGTAGTGCATCTGATTCTTCGTTACTATAATGATTTCCTAAAGTAAAATCTACTGCATTTCTTGCTTCAGCGTCCCATTGTTCTCTTGCGTCTCTCCAGCGCCTAAACAATTCTTTTGAAATCTGAGGCTTTGATTTGTTTTCGTCGTAATTAGCCATAAACTCCCAATTCAGTTTTTAGTCTAAAAATAACTAATTTTATCTCTTAAAGTCAAGTAAAATTTATATTTTTTGTCCAGTAACCCAATTTATGACTCTTTTAGCCTTACTTTCTTCTATTGTAGTTATTCTGTCTTCTAGTTTATCTGCGTCGATTGCAGAGCTTTTTGGAGGTTTTGCTGTAGTGACAGCATACCAAAGTCCGTCTAGAAGGTCATCATTCCTACCTTTTGGAAATTCAAACATCTCATCTATTAAGTTTGCATGTTCTTTTTTAATGAACATTTTTCTTCGATTAACAATAGGACAAAGCAATGCTTCTAGCCTATCTTCTTTCTTGATACCAGCAGGAGGTCTAACACCCTGAGATAATCCAGGAGCTAGTTTTCTATCTTTGCCAGCAAGTTGATTTACATAATCTTTTACCAATCCTTGAGCTCCAACTTTTTCTACGTTGACTCTTCTAACTGGATGATACTCTTTTGCCATATCTACAATTTTCTTTGGCATATCATATAAAGGCGAATGTTCTCTATAGTAATCTACAACATATATGTTTCTATCACTATCAATAGCAATAACCATAATTACCTGATAGTCGCTTCTAGCATTTGCTTCATAAGCAAGGTCGACTCCCAGATATACATTTACAGGTATTGCAGTCTCATCAACCATCATATAGTTAAATCCGTTTCTTTCAACAAGATTACCTTGATAATAATTTAATCTATTTATATGAAATTTAGCACTTTCTAAATCTCTAGCTTCGTTTAAATACTCTTGAGCAAACTTATGTACTAATCCCATTTCAGTAAACCTTCTTCTAATGTCCATTAGTTTTTGTTTGGTAAAGTAGCTAGGCCATAAAGGAGTATCGTCTACTATAGCTTTTTTATATAACACGTTCCAAGCAGACTTTCTATTTTCTTTTTCTGCTTGCAAGTATCCATCATATACTCCTTGTAAAAAAGAATCATAATGCACTATTGTTCCAATAAGCCATATAGAACCTTCGTTTTCTTTTGAGTTTTCCAAAGCGGGTTCTACCGTTGACATTACCCATTCTTTAATCTCTCTTCTTCTTTCTGGTGTTTTAGTATTTAATTCTGATTCAAAGTCATCAAGAATAATATTTGTATATCTTAGTCCTAATTGAGAACGACCACGCAAACGTTGCGATGTACCTTTTGCTATAATTCTATCTCCTCTAGCAGTAGTAAATTCTTTTTCTGTCCACTTACTTCCTTTTAAATCTCCAAAGTAATATTGTAAAGCAGGATTTATATCTATGTGATTTTGTATGTATTTAATATGGTCAATAGCCTGAGACTGTTCTTCTGATACCCAAGCAATGAATTGTTTTTTTTCTGGTGGAGAAAAATATAATTGATGTAATAAAGCTGTTTTAGCTAATGTTGATTTAGCATGACCTCTAGGTAATATGATACAAACACGCTTATCTTCTCCTAAAAGTATTTCACTTAGCTCGTATTGATAAGGCGCTGGAGTTGACTTCATAAAATCTTCTGGTAAGAACATTTGACCAAAAGTAACAATATCCCTTCTTGCCAACTCCAATGCTTTTTCCTTCTGAGAAAGGTCGGGTGGAACTATGTTAAAATTTTCTGGCTTCTTCGTATTCTTTTTCATAGACTCTATCCATCATAACTAGTGTTTTAGGTGAAAGCCAGTCACCGTCTGGTACTTCTGTAAACATACTAGAGCTTTGCCATAGCAAAGGTCCAGCTACATATATCCAACATTTTTCTTTTTCTTTTGTATCGTCTAGAACTATGTTTGCTGTTGTTCTAATGTATAAACCATCTTTAGTAGATTCATACATGTCATACATAGATAACTCTTCATCTGTTACTTCTAACAGCTCTACAACAGCACCCTTTCCTTTTTCATTTTTTATTAACGCTGGAAAAGACTTTGTACCAGGGAATACAAGGCTAAAACCTTCTACTCTTCCAGTATCTTCAAAACCTCTTCTTAACGTTCCGTACACTGCTAATCTCATGAATGACCTACCTCTCTAGGTATACCTACATCTGTAATACCGAAAGATGTGTTGTATACTGTTAAACAATTAAAACATTTGACGTGAGTAGTATCTCTTTTCTCCTTGCTATACAAGAAGACTCCAGTTTTACTCAAACTGTAATAACATATATGACAACGTTTATTTTTCGTTATCTTTTTTAACTTCCGCCAATTTCTTGTGTTGGGACCCTTGAATTGCATTTAGTTGCTCCTGTGTAAAACCTTGGAACAATGTTAAAGACTCTGTAGTCTTTTCCGTATCCATCATTCCAGATATTTTCATTAATGTTGTTATAGCTGTAATCTTATCTCTATCTGAAGAACCACCTTTGTCTATGATGTTTCTCATTTCTTCCAACAAATAGTTTGGAGTAATCTCAGCTTCATTCAAGTATTTATCTATTTCTTCTCTAATCAAGTTTTTTACCCTATCGGTTTTTAACAACAGCTTTGCTTGAGATTTAGCATAATTTTCATTCTTACTAGGAAATGCTTTCATATATGCTTCAACTACATCATCTCCTTTTGCTACATACTTCCCAAACAAAAACTCTTTATCTGTTGCGTGTTTTCTATTTTTCTTTCTAACAGACGGAGATTCACCATCTGTAGAGAACGTATGCATGTTGGTTTTCATATCGCCTTCCATTCTCACTCTAGGGCTGCAGACAAAAGAACCTATGATTGTTCTAATAAATGTAGTTTCTTTTTTTCTGTTGTGTTTTTTCAAAACACCAAGATGTAATATTTGACATACTTGACCATCATCGGATATAACCCAATCACCTTTGTTTGAGTGACGCCAATCTGTTACCAAAGACACACTTTCGTGATACTCTCGGAACTCGTTGACGTCATCATATAAGTAATGAGTGATACCCTTTACAATACGTTCTCTCATAATTTAACTATTTTTCCTCGTTATCGTCAACGTCTTTTTCAAGTTCGTCAATAACAAAGCGAATGTAGTTATTAGCAAGGAATCGTAACTCATTAGCTTGTTGGTCTAATCTCATAAGTTGACCAGCGAGTTCGTTAGCACGATTGTATTGAGCTTTACCTTCATCTGATAAGTCAGACATTGTAAATTTAATTTCTTTGCCATCATTCATTATTGTTAGCTTTTCTTCTTTCTTAGCCATTTATCTCTCCTATTATAATGGATTTACTTGCGGTGGTGCATATTCTTCAAGTTTACGATGTAATCTTTCTAATATTACAACATCTGCTACATTATGGTCATAAACGTATTTCATTGCTTTTTCGTCGCCCCATCTAGCTTTTTGCCACATTTCTGGTTTTACTCTGGTTTTACCAGCAATACCAAAAAACTCTGTAGCTGCCATTAATGATGAACGATGTAGCTTTAGTTTAGATTTTACTACATAATATAGGTCTTTATGTGACTTTTGCTTATATAGAGGGAAGAATGTTTTATGATACAATGCACGTGTTCTGATAAAAGGAATATCAAAACGAGTACCGTAATATGTAAATATTACATCATACTTATTCATTTCTTCTACTAGTAGCTCTACAATACGAGCGTCTTGCTTTTCAGACATTAGCTCTTCTCTTGTAATTTTAGCTCCAGCAACTTTCTTGTCACCTCTTCCTTTAATACACCAAGACAACATAACATCGATATTAGCACTAAATCCAGTGGATTCAATATCTAGGTATCCGATAGTCATCTCATGTCCAGTTGTATATCTGGTAGGTTTTCTTAACCCCAAGGATTCTATTTTACGAGATACTGCTTTATATGTTCTATTATATCCAGCAATACGTATTTCTTGATAGAGAACGAATGCAGACTTAGCAGTACGTTCATACTGGTCTAATATTCTGATTTCATCTTCTGTCCATTTTACTCCAGGCATTATTTACCCCATTTGTTTTGTTTGACTATCATTGCCATTACTGCATATACTGCAATATCCATAAAAGCGTCGTCTATTGGTTCGTTCTTTGCTTTCATATCGTGATTGGTTGACAAGTTGATTAGTCTGTTTATCTTATCATTAAGCCTTACAATTATACCAAATAAGGCTGTATTGACTTCTTTTTCGTTTTTTAACGTGGTACCCATAGCAATATTGCCAGGACCGTAATCAAACTGTTTCTTACAAAATGTTAGATACATTTCATTTAAAAGAGTTTGAAATTCTTTTTCTGTAGTAGGGTAGCTATCTTTTATATATGATACTACGTCTTCTGCTGTGCTAGTTTTCTGATTCATCTGGAAAATCCTCCGTATCTTTTACATTTTCTAGTTCACGTATTAATTTATCCCAATTAAGATTTTGACGTATCTTTTCTAATTCGTCTAGTTCTTGCTGTAATCGTTGCACTAATGCAGTATTACCTTGTTCTTTTGCCTTTAAGATTGCTTTTTTGATGTCTTCCATAGATATTCTCCTACTCCTAGTTGAAATAATCCGTTTGATATAGCGTCAATTAAGCCTTCTTTGTGTTCTAGTCCATAATTATAGAATATAGCGTGTAATACCTCATGTATTAACGTTTCCTGCTTTCTTGATTCGTGTATTTCTTGATTAATAAGTATGATATTGTCTTTTACCATATGTCTTCCATATAGTTCTTTACTTTCATCTTCATGTGTTAGTGGTAATTCCACTATCTTGTAATGGTGACCACCAATAGTTAATTCCATTGCTTTTTCTTGTTGTTTTTTACTCATAATACTCCCATATCATTTTTTTTATAATATTGTAATGCGAATAACTAGGCAAGCTGTTTCCAACTACTTTATCTTTCTGTTTGCCACTTATCAATCGGGACTAAATACTCAGTTTTCTCATCAATTTTGTCTTCTATTTCTATTCGAATGCCTTCTATCTCTAAGCTTTCTATCTATAATCATCTATCCTCGATATACATATATTCTCCATATGTATTCCCTATAGCCTTTAGTTACTAACTGTCATTGAGCGGTCATTTACATTACAATATTTATTAATTGTGTATGCAAATTAGATAAATATTCCTACACAAGTCAAATAAAAAAGGTAATTTTATTAAAAAAACCGCACGACGTCACAATGTTCTAGTTTCTAATGCTCTAAACATGTATACAAATAAAAAAATATAAAAAAACCTTGACCCAAGGAAGCAAAACAGAGTAACTTTAACAGTCCGAAGGACGAAAAAAAACACTAATGCTCGTTGCTCTTGAATAACATAGAATATTAAATCTATATCTTAAATAATACTCGGTGCTCTAGAGAGGGTCCAATCGAAAAATTTTTTCCAAAATTATTCTAGTCGTCGAATTTTGCCACCTCACCAGTTTTACCCCCGAAATTTTAACTTTGTTGAAAAAATCGCAGGATTTTGTGTGTGGCTTTTGTTTCATAAGTCGGGCCGGGTCTTTTTCTAGATTAGAAATTGCAAAGTTGGTTGAAAATTTGGTTTTTGGTTATATGTGTTAAAAATTATAATTAGACTGACCAGTCGGTTTTTGCGTACTGTGCGCACTTGTAAACTTTTTTTAATTATTTTGTAAATAATACTTGCATCTTTTGTTTATTATGTATAAACTATGGTATGATATTTAATAACAAACCGAAAGGAAACACAATGACTAAGAAAGACTATGAAGCAATAGCTGACTGTTTTCACCCGTTCACTGACAAAGCGGATGGAATTAGAATGATTGGTTCAGCTACGGCTTTCGCGGCGATGTTAATACAATACTTTGAGGATGACAACCCAGCATTTGATAGAACAAAGTTCTTAAAATGGGCGGGCTTCAACCTTGAACAATGTGAAGACATCAGTGAAATGATAGACTGGAAAGATGAATGGTATTTAAAATAGAGAGTAATAATAACAACGGCGGGGCTTCGGCCCCGTCACAACCGAAAGGAAACTAAAATGGGAATATTAATAATGTATGCAGTTTTTATGACTGTGTGGGCACTTGGTATGACAATAGAATATACAAAGGCTACGAGTTATAGGGAAGGCTACGAAGATGGATATAAATGTAATTGTTCATCTGAGGATTGTCCAGATTCTTACAAATCATAAACAAAGATGCCCTGGGTGTAAAAACCTGGGGCTTTCTTTTTTTGGTTATATAAAAAAAAACAAACAGCTCTAGAGCTTGACTATCGTCCCTCAGTCAAGCTCTAACCCCCGACGATTCTAAGATTATAGGGGCTAGATTCCTAGCCCCTAGAGGCACCCCCGCCGACTAAAGCGGGGGCTAACTGATTATACTTCTACTGATTCTATCTTGATAGATAGACGGGGATAACAATCAACATCTCGCTTTTCGCCGTCAATTGTTTTCTTTTTGGAATATACAAAGTTGTCTTTGTAATTGCGTATTAATTCATTCCCTTCGGCAACGTTTAACACGTCTTTGTTATTGATAATATCGACTAAACGATTCATATCTTTTTTAACCGCTTTGTCTTCTTGAGATGCCAAAACCTTCGACGCGTTCTCAAGTATACGTCCTTCATTTGATGATGCTTCAAGAACTTCGATATCCATTTCTTTCAATTGTTCTTGTGTCAAACCACTTTTGGCTAGTAGTTTAGCGAAAGCATCTGTTTTTAACTTGTTACTCATACCCATAAATTGACGATTATATACGAGAAAATCAAGAATTATCTTGTCTTTTTATATCTTTTTTGTCTTGACCGACCGACGACCAAATTTTTTTGTAAAAAATCAGAGCTAGACTCTAACTCTAGAGCTAGACTAATTCTAGTCTAGCTCAGTTCCCCCGACAATAAAGTCTATGCTAGACAATTGAGTTCTTTGTATTGTCCTTAGAATTTCGTAGATTATGGTATGGAAGTATATCCGACGACAACTAACCCAGCGACGATTTCAGTCGCAACGTCGGGAGAAAGGAAATAATATGAAAACTATAAAAAAGACGATTAGTGAACCTTGTCCTTGTTGTAAACAACGTTGGACTAGAGAGGTTGACGTACCTGCACCAGTAGACGGAATGACATTCTATGTCGTTATGGGCAGTAAAAGTAAAGTAGACTTGACAATAGAGTATCACGACGTAATAGATACTAGTCTTAACGGAGACACAGACGTAGTAACAGACTTGACATTCAATAATGCAATAGTCTTTATCTCTGTGTTCGCACAACAACAACTAAAAGACAATACATATCTACGTGTCGAGTCCAATATTATGGACACTTATGAGATAAGTGACAGACGTATTACACTTGACGCAACCAATATACAAGACGCATTAAAGACACTACGCAAAGCATATCGTCAAGCACGTAGAGTCTGGACGCCAGGCAGGTTATAGACGATAGTATGATTATAGACGATAACAGATTTCAGACAATTTCTTATATATATAAAGCTAGACTAGAAAAGGAGCTAAAATGATAGAAGACAAAATAAAAACGCATAGACGCAATTTGCAAATGATATCAGGTATTGATAGACAAATTAAGGAATTGCAGTCGGCGATTTTCAATTTCTATACAGAAAATGAAGTCGTAAAAAATAAGAGAGACGAAGTAGTGCAAAACATTGCAAAACTACGTCAGGACTTAGAAGATGTCAGACGTGATAACTACGACATAACAAAGGCAATCATCTAAATGATATACCTTAAACCAGATAAGAACGGGCGTCCACGTAAGCTAACAAGACAAGAACAAGAACGTCTTGCTTACAAGCGACGCCTATGGTTTGTTAAAAGAAAATATGATAATTTTATTGGTATGGAAAACATACGTTATACATATAGTCGCAATCAAGCAAAGCGACTATCAACTAGAGAAAAATTTTGGCTTACAATAGTAGGCTCACAATGATTATGGCGACGAATCGTAATCAGTATGGACAAATAGTCGGTTTGTCTGGGTGTTATTCCTTTCGCACCGATATGTATTCGTCGCAGACTTCGCCTATACAGGATATAGGGATTTTAAACAAAAACAAAGGAGATTAGACTATGTGTGGTATATATGGAATAGCAAAGTCTCCGACGCCGTACACTAAAAGACAACATAAAATTGTCAAAAAGGTGTTGCGTGAAATAGCAACAGATAGTGAGACTAGAGGGTCTCATTCGTCTGGTATTGCTAAGGTCGGGACTAGCACTAGAGTATATAAATCACTATTGCCGTCTAGTAAATTCGTAGACTCCAAAGAATATAATAATGCAGTCAAGTCATTAATTGACGAGTCATATATATTGCTTGGACATACACGATTTGCGACAGAAGGAGCAATAGTCAAATCGAACGCACACCCATTTAGAGTCGGCGACGTCGTCGGAGCTCACAATGGTTGCGTTTACAATATTAAAGAGATGCAAAGTAAACTAGACAAACAATGTCCAGTAGACTCACAGCTTATCTTTAAGTCAATAGATAGCAACGATAACATACAAGATGCAGTCAAAGATTTCGACAGCGACTTTGCGTTATCCTTCGTTAAGAAAAATCCAATGGTATTGTATTTGTGTAGAGAGACAAATCGTCCTTTACACGTCGCATACATTCCTGAACTTAAAACGTTGTTCTATGCAAGCGAATCGTCATTTATTGACGATGCTTTAGCAATGCATAATATAAAAGCAGACGTTTATAGTCTTAACAAAAATACATTATATGCTTTTGACACGTCGAAGTTTGACGATATCAAAACTAATGTAGAAAAGACATTGTTCAAGTTTGAGTCAAGAACATATCAATGGAATATTAATCGTTATCCGACAAGCACTTATGGAACGTATAAGTCTAGTTTAGACTATCAGCAAGAAGTAGAGCTTGGATATGATGATGACGATGAAAGCGATTGGTCAAAATCTTGGCTTAATGACGAAGCAACTGAGTTAGCTAATATCTTTCAAACAAGTCCTCAGTCTTGGTTTTTTGACGAGTCTGACGATACTTGGTATTACGTCTGTCCTAATACTGAAAACGTATATAGTGAAGAGCAGATGTTTGATGACAAGTATGGACTGGATGATTTCGAAAGAGTAGAGGTCTACGATGAATAGTAACGACGGATTAAGTCAAGAAGTACAAGAAGCACTAGACAATGAAATGTATTGCTGTGTAGATTGTAGCGTCGAATCTGAATCCGAAGAAGACTTTAGGTCTAACGACACATCAGAGCTTGTATGTCATGATTGTTACGTCGAAAACTACACAGAATGTTATGAGTGTGGCGAGACGTTACATAATGATGACTCGTACGAGTTCAGTGGAGACTATAGATGTCAGTCATGTCACGACGATATTTGTCTTGAATGTCCCGAATGTGGCAATGAATGTCACAGGGACGATATGGTATGGTCAGACAGATACGGAGATTACCTATGTGATTATTGCGTAGACGAATATGAATCAAATAGCTATCCTGAATGGGAAGTCTATTCAAATTCATTCGTCAAAACAAGAACTACATTCGTAAATCCTGAGTCAGACTATTATCGTAACGACACATTCTATATGATAGAGTCAAAAAGATACGTTGGACTAGAACTTGAAACCAACTTCAGATACGACGAAAGTTATGGAGAGGTCGGTGACGACTTGAACTATCATCTAGGAAGCACAAGAGACGCAACCATAGACCCCGACGATTATTATCGTCTAGGCAAAAGTGCAGTTGTGTCTGATGGTAGTGTTACAAATTCAACACATAGATATGGTGCAGAACTTGTAATGCGTCCACGACGTGGAGATAAGGTAATTGAAGATGCAGACCTTATGTGTAAACGTCTTGAACAAGAATGGAATGCATATGCTTCTTTCAAGACTGGACTTCACTTACATATAGACGTTCAAGATTACGACTGGATTCATTGTTGTGTCTTAACACTATTTACTAAACTAATGGAGCCACATATTTATACGTGGTTGCCAAAGTCTAGATACTATGGTAGTGGACATCAACGTTGGTCTAGACCTGTTACGCAATCAGTCAACGATTTTAAATATGTCAGTAGTAGAGATGAATTTATAGACTTCTTCTACGACAATGGTGGTTATACAAACGATAAGTATAACGACAAAAGATACGTTGGACTGAATTGGCATAGCCACTTTCAAGGCAATCAAGGTCTGGAAATACGTTATCATTCAGGTACTTTGCAAAAAGAGAAAATCAAACATTGGACAAAGTTCTGGACGAAAGTCGTTGACAAGTCTTTTGAGATAACTGAGCAAATGACGACTAACTACGATTTTGGTTCATCGTCAATGTATCAGTCTTTGACAATGCCTTCAACGATATTGACAAAACTTGCAAAGTTGTCAACTACGTACAATAGTTCATTTTCGCTTTCCGACGTAGGTCAGTTTACTGACGTATATCAGTATAGGAAAAAATCTGAGGCATTACGACGATACCTCGGTTTACCTAAAAAAGATAGACCTTATCTATTACAGCCTATGGTCTACTATCTAAGAAATAGGATTAATAGGTCTGTAATGTCGATAGAGAATATCTTTGACGTATTTGAAATAGACAAAGAAACTCAGGATTTTTACAAAGGTAGAACTGAGCAACTGAGATTGTCTATGGAAGAACACGTTGCGACAAAATTCTATAATGACGTATTTGCTCCGGTGGATACGATTGTAGAGTTTGACAAAAACACTTGCAGGTTTGAATATAAAGACATATTCAAAGATACATTCTTGTTAGTCAATGACGACAGACGAGACGATTTTGTAAGTGAGTATAGTGCAAAACAACAAGTAGACTATGATTTATTACGTGACTATATGTTGTAAAGACAATCAAGATGGCGTCCGACAATTTTATGTCGGGCGTCGCTTGGTTTTTTTGATTTTATTTATAAAATTTTTACAAAAGCTCGACAAAAAGCTCGATAGCAGACAACAAAGTTCTTGGAATTGTAGATTATTTTTTATAACTTGTGGAGTGGAAATATATATGAACAAAATTGCAGGCAGTCTATATAAACAATTAATGCTAGAAATAGGAATAGCGTCGGTATCCAATCCGACTGCTCTTCGATTAGAAAAAACGTTTATTGGTCTGGCGACGCTGCCTGCAGTACAACAATGGGAGATAACATGAGAGGTAAAAAAGAAACGTCAATACATAAAGACCCTGCTTTTATCAAAATATATGTTCCGATTGCTCACGACGAAGAGACTGAGCTAGACGTATGGGATGTAGACTTTGCTTACAACGAGTTTGCTAATGCTATCAAAGAGTTTGAGAACGACAATGATATGCGTTATGACGAATGGAATAGCAAGCAAAGAGACTATATGAATGACCAAAGATGAGTTATCTTGGATTCATATCAACTGAAAAAGGTGAGTCGTCTAAAGGTCTATGGGAACCAACAGTTATTTGTAATTGTGGGAATAGACACGAAGGCGACGAGCCAAGTATTAATGTTAAAGAATGTGAACAATGTGAGGGAAATATGTCTGAACATAAAGAAGGTATTATAGAAATGATAGATACAGACGATATGATGGTCTGCGGATATTGTGGTATTGAAGAATTTTACATGAAAGATTGCGGTTGTTCTGAAGAAGTTGTTACTTACTCTGAATTTGAAGAGAAGATATCAGAAGAGACAATGGGCAATAAAGATGAATATCATAGGATATTAGATGGAGGTAGGTGTTAATGAGTAAAGAAATAAAGATAGACAAAGCGTGGTCTATAAGACACGAAGGTCATTTGAATAAGAATAATATTATATTTAATGAGAAGTTTAAAAGACTAGTACGAGACTTAGAAGAAGTTAATAATAATCTAGGACACTACGCCGTTAAGGAGGAAAAATGGACAAAAACGCACAAAGACAATTAAATAAATATAGGTCTGAAAGAGCTATAGCAATTAATAAAATGATACTTGAACTTACTGCAGAACTAGACGAACTAGGCTATAGAATAGAAACTGAATACAAAATAGGTGCAGGCTGGACAAGTGAAATAGTTAACAACAACACTGGAGAGAATCATGAGCAAAGGTTACGAGAAGTTTAAAAGAGTAGACGCAGAACTAGACAAACTACTTCTATACATACGTAAATTAGAAGAAGACCACGCTAAAGCAAAAAGCAATTTTAGAAAATATAAAGAAGGTTTTGATATACTTCATTATTATTTTGATAGCTTGCCTGATGATGTCAAGCAAGATGTAGATAAAGCACTTATGAAACTTGAGTTATAAAGTTTTAAAGTTTTATTTGACTCAAGTAAAACTATTTAACTACATTGTGTGTATGATAAATACAAAAGATAGATATCAAACTTCTTTCGTTGTGGACAAGAAACTTTGGATAAAGTTCAAGTCCAAGACGTTAAAAGAAGGTGTGTCAATTAAAGATAAACTACATAGTTTGATGACAGACTATGTTAATAACAAGGAGACAAATAATGCCCGCAGTTGGTTTCGTTTACCCAAATGGAGATAAAGTAACGTTTGATGACGTTAAAAAGGGCAATGTCGATATTGTTAAAATGGGTATGTCATTACCTACTTTAATTGAAATGTCGAAAGAAAGAGACCCTAATAGAAAGCCGTCTACAACTGAGTTGCTTAACGGAGCTTGTGAATCTTATCTTAAAAGGACTAAAGAGTATTATATAGACCCTCAAGATAGAGCATTTTCTCTAGCAGGAACAATGCATCACGCTCAATTAGAACAACACGAAGACGACAGACATTTATTAGAAGAAAAGCTAGAAGAGTTTGACATAACTGGTATAGCCGACTTGTATGACAAGGAGACTAAAACACTGTTGGACTATAAGAATACTGGCTCTTATAAATGTGCTAAACTATTAGGGATGACATACAAACTAATTCCAGACCCGTCTGGTGCTAAATACAAAATGAGCGGTAAATGGGGAAAAAAAGGTTCCCCTAAAATGATTAAACAATGGTATCGTGATGAAGGTTTAGCAGACTATGGAGACTGGGGCTGGCAGGTAAATTGGTATAGATATCTTTTAAATAAAGCTGGATATGACGTAGATAATATGTATATTCAGGTTACTTTAAGAGACGGAGGTCTAGCAGTATCTAGAGATAGAGGTTTAGACAAGCATATTTACCTGATTGAAATACCTAAGTATGACGATGAAGTGCTAGAGAATAAGTTTCTTTCTGCTAGAGATGAGCTTGTAAAAGCTTTAGAAACAGGAAACTTACCTCAACAATGCAGTAAAGAGCAAACCTGGGACGGTAGAAAATGTCAGTCGTATTGCGACGTTAGACATCTATGTCCTTACAACAATGGGAGTATAAAT